TTACCCCCTTGGTTTCGGGATAGGTGTCGTAAGACTGCGGTATATCCAGCCCTTCTTTTCCTCCCCAAAATGATCGACCAAGACGTGCACCCAGGCTTTCGTACCTCCCTCCAACACCTCGACAGGCGTTCCTAGAGGGAGGCTCGCAAGGCTATCGGATTTGGTGGTGGGTTCGGCACGGAGCGTTGTACCGTTCCGATTGACGACCCGAAGATGCGCAAGCAACAGACGTTCTTCTTCGGGCGTGGCCTGGATCACCTCACGAACTTCAACCGGTGCACTTGCGGCTTCGAGCCGCGAAGTAAATTGCTGGTACACCTGCTCAGTCGCAGCGATCCTCAACAGCACTTCCCAAAAAATGTACAGAACAATGACGACGTCGAGTGCTCGCCTACGCGCACCTAAAGACAGGGTCTCAGGTGCAGCGCCTCGCTTCAGCTGTTGGGCTATCTCAGCGTCAAGGTCACGATTGCCTTTCGTCACCACCGCTTCGCCAGAAGCGTAAGCGTGTGCTCTGGCGATACCGCCAGCCTCGATGAGCCGCCCTACCTTCTGCCTCGACCAGTCGCCTTCTTTGGACGCCAGAAACTCGACGAGTGGAGAGCCCTGACCTACCTGCTCTAGGATCGTTTGCGCTTGGGCATAAAGGCTGGACGATCCGAGGCTCAGCAGTTGCTGATCAATCTCCCGCGAGCGCTCTACCGCCGCCATTATCGAAGGCGATGTGAAGATGTCGCCTACCGAAGCGGCCAGTCGCGCCAGAGAATTAGCCGTTTTGCTCTGGCCCGCCAAACCAAATATGGATGTTGGTGGATCGGCTAAACGCAGAACATCAAGCAGTTCACCATAAAGGTGCCTGTCTTCCTGCTGGCTCTTCGCCTGCTCTATGAGGGCGGCTAATGATGGCGATTCGTAAGCCGATCTCAGCTGCTCACTCACGCTAGCAAGGTAGGCACCGGACGATGCTGCCTTGAACTGCTCCGCGATCGCAGCCAGTGCTGGCGATTCGTTCAGAGCGAGTATTCGATCTCGGATCGACTTAAGGTCCGATCGGTTCTCAAGGCTCTCAATCTGCTCACGGATTTGGTTCGTCAAGTGCTGCTGATCTCGATCATTGTTCATCTGCGGTTCCCGGTTTCGCAGGCCCCGCCAGCACAGACGCCAGCGGATTCAGTCTCACCACGTCAGCCAGGTGCCCTGGGCTGAAGTGGGCGTATTTCTGCGTCATCGCCAGCGTGGCGTGGCCCAGGACGCGTTGTAGGGTCAGGATGTCGCCGCCGTTCATCATGTAGTGGCTGGCGAAGGTGTGGCGCAGGACGTGGGTGAGCTGGCCGTCTGGCAGCTCCAGACCGATCTCCTCCACCACATCGCGGAATTTCGAATAGCTGGGCTTGAACGGCAGGGCTTTGGCCAGCCGCTCCTGCAGCTGGTCGTCGATGGGTACCGAGCGGTTCTTGCTGGACTTCGTCTTGCTGTAGTGGATCAGCCCGTGACGCACCTGACGGGGCTGCAGGCTTTCGGCCTCGCCCCAGCGGGCGCCGGTGGCCAGGCATACCTCAGCGATCAGCCGCACGTGCGAGCTCTCATCGCCCAGGCCGGCCAGCAGTTCAGGGATCTGCTCGGCGCTCAGGTAGGCCATCTCCGCTTCGTCAAACTTCAGCGGCCGCACCTTGGCCAAGGGATTCTCCCCTTTCCACTCGCCCAGGCGCTCGAGCTCGTTGAACACGGCGCGCAGGTAGGCCAGTTCGTGGTTCAGCATGTTGGCGCTGATCGGCTTCGGCTTCTCGTCTGCCTTGCTCAGCCCACGCCCAGGCTTTGCCCTGGTGTGCTTGCCCTCGGCACGCTCGGCGCGGTAGGTCGCAAAGTGGTTGGCTGTGAACTTGTGCGCCTTCGGGTCGCCCATGCGTTGCGCCATCGTCAACAGCAGGGCCAGGCGCTGCTCGCCGGTTTTCAGGTTCTGGCCGTGCAGCGTGTACCAGAGCTCGATCAGCTTGCTCAGCCGGCGCTCATCGAGCTTGGGGGCCTTCTCGAATTCGCCCTTGGAGCCGTCGCCCATGATGCGACGCTCCAGGTGCATGGCCTCGTTCTTCGACTTGACCCGGCGGCGGATTCGCGGGCCCGCGCGGCCCTCCGGCCGGCAGTCGACGAGCCATTCCCCGGTGTCGAGCTTCTTGATCGACATCGGCTTATTTGTATACGCGACGCTTTACACCGAGCACCTGCCGCAGAGTGCCCACCTCGCCAGTGGCCACATCGGTGACCTTCCGCCCCTTGGTTAAATAGCCAAGGCAGTAATAGCGTGCCGCGCCACCAGAGGGCGTGGCCTGGAAGTAAGTGTTCTGATCCTCGCCAAATTCAGGGCATATCACCTTAGCGGCGACTGCGGTGACTTCGTACGGCTTCCCACTCCCCCGGTCCCGGTAGCCGAAGGATATTTCCTTCCGACCAGTCCAGAGCGTTTCGAATGCACGCTCCGACTCCGCTACTTCCCGATCCTCGTTCCATACGCCAGCGTATTCGGGAGGAAAGCCCCCACCGACTTGAATGCCTTCCGATGCTGAAACAGCCGGAGCCGACAACCCGGCAGATTTGGCGTCGCTCTTCCGCGCTCGGAAGTACCGAACTGACTCGACTATGGCCCAGACCAGGTAAAGGCCCATGGGCACCTTCACCCACTCTGCGCCGCCCGTTGCGGCGGATAGGAGCAGTGCAATTACGAAGTACCCACCCCACACATAAAGTGGCCTGACCGGCTTAGGCAGATTCATGGCTGCACCGGACTGACCTGCCCACAGGCCGGCGCAGTTTCGTCTGTCATCAACCAGAGGGTGTACTTCTTGAATTGCGGGTGCTGCAGCACCTTCGTCAAAGCGCCGTAGCCCATCTCGAACATGGACGCCTCGTACTTCTTGTACGTGCTGATGCTGAAGTCTAAGAGCTCACAGAACTCTGTTTGGGTCATTCCTTCGGCCTTACGCATCGCCTTCAGCTTCGCTGCAAATTCCATTCTTCCCTCTCTTGACAAGACCCTATATAGGATCCACCATTGGCCCCTATATAGGAACTTTGCACGGCAATATCACTAGAGAGGTTACCAGAATGCAGATCACCATCGACACGCCCTACGTAACAGTCCAGGAGTTTGCCCGCCGCTCCGGCATGTCCGACCGGTCCATTCGCCGGGAGATCGAGCAAGGGAACTACATCATTCGCCCAAAGGTGGAGGGCTCGAAGTCAGCAGTGCTGATCAACATGATTCACATCGCCGTCGAAGCGGCGGAGCAGGCTGAGCGAGTGCGGCAGTCTGGCGCCGGCAGTCAGTCAGCCCAGTGCTGACGGAGGCGGCCATGAAGTTCGAGGAGATCTACCACCGGGATGTGGTCCACGCCCTGGAGAACGACCGGGAGCTGGACTTCGAGTCCATCACCGACACCTACCTGCAGAAGGGCCTGTGCCCGAGCTGCGGCAAGCGCAAGCTGTTCATCAGCCGGAAGAAGCCGTACCAGCTCAAGTGCAACCGCGACAACGAATGCCAGTTCGAGCAGAAGACCCGCGAACGCTACGCCCACCTTTTCGAGAACCTGAGCGAGCGCTTCCCCAAGACAGAAGCCAACCCCAACGCCACCGCCGACGCCTACCTGCAGCGCAACCGGGGCTTCGACACCAGCAAGCTGCAAGGCTGGTACAGCCAGGCCCGGCGCAAGCTGAAAGACGAGAGCTGGGCGGACACGGTGCGCTTCCCGCTGTGCGACGGCTACTGGGAACGGATCATCGATGCCACCGCGGTGGCGCGTAACGAAGGCGACAAGGCCGGCATCAAGTACGGCATGAACTACAAGGGCCGGGGCTGGGTGCCGCCGGGCCAGGTCATCAACAAGGGCGACCGGGTCTACATCGTCGAGGGCATCTTCCACGCCATCGCCCTGCACCTGGCCGGCTACAAGGCCATCGCAGCCATCAGTTGCGTCAACTTCCCCTGGGACATCGTCGAGGAGAACCGGGGCAAGGGCGTCACCTGGTGCATCGGCCTGGACGATGACCCCGCCGGGCGCAAGTACATCCCCAAGTACTGGAAGCAGCTACGCGAGCTGAACGAGCTGGGCTGGGTCGCCCTGGCCGGCGAGCGCGACTGGGACGATGTCTACCGCGACGGCGATCTGGACGATGCCTTCCTCGAGGAGGCTTGCTACCGCGGCCGGCTGTTCACCGCCAAGTCACCGATGAAGGTCGCCTACCTGCTCTACATGAAGGGCAAGCGCAGCTTCTTCCTGCTCGATTACGAGAACCGCCTGTATTCGGCGCGCATCAACGTTGCCGAGCTGCAGAAAGACCTGGAAGGCGACGAGGTGGACGGGCATTACACCGACTTCGCCAAACACTGCACCGTAGCCCAGGTGGCCAACTGCGTACCGGAGTTCGAGTACATCCAGCGCGACGCCATCACCGGCGATCAGCAGTACTTCTTCCAGTTCCGTTTCCCCAATGCCCGGCAGGACTGCAAGGTGCCGCTGGCTCCCAGCGCCGTGGGCGAGCCCCGCAGCTTCGCCAAGGCGATGCTCGAGCGCACACCGGGCGGCGACTTCCAGGGCGGCGAGCGCGTACTGGCCATGCTGCGCAGCCGCTGGCTGGATAACGCCATGACGGTGCGCACCCTGCCCTTCGTCGGCTACGACGAGGAGACAGGCATCTACGTGTTCCAGCAGTTCGGCTATCAGAAAGGCCGGGAGTACCTGGCCAACAAGAATGGCTTCCTGGACGTCGGCCGCGGTGGCCTGAAAACCTCGCTGAACAGCTTTCGCGTGGTGCATGGGCAGGACTTCAAGCCGGACTGGTTCAATGACTTCCTGGCAGTGACCCACTTGAACGGGCTGGCCTCATTGACGTGGTGGACCGGCACTCTTTTCGCCCAGCAGATCCGCCAGCGCCAAGCCAGCTGGATGTTCTTCGAGCTGACCGGCGAGGCCGGTGCCGGCAAGTCGTTCCTGCTGCGCTTCCTGTGGCGCTTGCTGGGCAGGCCGAACCAAGAAGGCGTGAAGCCCAACAGCGAAGGCTCCACCAGCGTTGGCCTGATCCGCGCCTTCTCCCAGGTGAGCAACTTGCCGGTGGTGCTGATCGAGTCGGACACGAAGTCGGTCGACGCTCAAGGCCGTGTGGTGGTGACGCAGTACAACTGGGAGAAGGTGAAGCCGCTATTCGACCACAACGCCACGCTGCGCACGGTGGGCGTGAAGTCCTCAAGCAATGACACCGACAGCCTGATCTTCCGCGGGGCGCTGTGCATCAGCCAGAACGCCAGTGTCGAGGGCGACGAGTCGATCATGACCCGGATCGTGCACATGCACGCCACCAAGGCGCACCACACCTTCGAGCTGAAGGCGCTCTCGCTAAAGCTGAAGGACATGCCCGACGAGGAGCTGGCCGGCTACCTGCGCCACTGCCTGGAAAACGAAGCGGCCTGGCTGCAGCGCTACTTCGAGGCTTTCCCCATCTACGAGAAGCGCCTGCAGGAAAACAGCGCCATCCGCCACCAGCGCATCGTGCTCTGCCACGCCCAGCTGATGGCTGCGGCCCATGCCACCCAGGCCTTCTTTCCCGACTGGAGTGATCGCACCCTGGACCAGCTGCTCAAGCACATCGAGGCCCGGGCCGTGGACCGCCAACAGCGGGTGAGCAAAGAGGACACCATCGCCTCGCGCTTCTGGCAGATCTTCCACTACCTGAACGAACGCGTGGTGACGGTGCAGGAGGCAGGCGAGGCCCCCAAGGAGATCACGCAGGAGACGCTGAACCACAGCGCCGACAAAGGCCTGATCGCCATCAACATCGAGCACTTCCACAACGCGTGCCGCCTGGCCGGGCAGGAGGTGATCCCCGCCGTACAGCTGATGCGCGCCCTGCCGCTCAGCACCACTTACCGCTTCCTGGAGAACCGCAAAGTGCGCTCGGTGATCGAGAAGCGCTCCCTCCAGTGCTGGGTGTTTGCACGGGGGAACTGGGCATGCTGAGCCGTATGCGTCAGGCGGGCGTGTGTGTGCGTATAGGGGGATATGGCTCCCGGTGTGTATTGCCCGGTCTGGTCCGGAACATCCGGAACATTGGAATTATTGAAAAAGAAACTCTTATAGAACAAGGAGTTACCAATAGAAAACCGTTCCACCAGCACCGGAACACAGTGGAACACGCCGGAACAAGCTGTTCCGCCATGTTCCGCAATTGTTCCGCCAAGACCTTTTCACCGGAACGGCCTGTAGCCCTTACCGCGCGCGGCCTCCAGCCATTCGCCCGAAAAACCTGTTCCGGCATGTTCCGGCAGCAGGGGAACAACGCAAACAGGGCTGCAGCCCACGTGCCGTCTGGCCTCCAGCCGTTTCACTCCGATGCCTGTTCCGGATGTTCCGGGGGGTGGCACCCCGTAACGCGTGCGTGTGGGGCGGCAGCGCCATGACCACGCCCGCCCTTTCCACTGACGAAGCCATGCTCCGGGACTGCCTGGCGCTCGACATGCTGAGCCGCTGGACGCCTCGGCAGATCCGCGAATGGCTCGCTGACCCGGCTTTCCCCGACGAGTACCGCGAAGACATGCGCCGCCGCCTGAACCAAATGAGAGAGGAGTACCGCAACCATGAATAGCCACCCACTGATGCCGTTGATCACCGGCGAACAGCTCGCCACGGCAGCAAAAACCATAGGTCCGCTGCTGCCGAGCTGCACCGATCCCTACTTTGCCGCTTGGAAGAAGGGTGCCGAGCTGATCGGCGGCGAAGCGTTCCCATTTGCCCAGGGCGGCATTAATACCTGGGCTGACGCCCAGCTGGGCGCCCTGCCCGCGCTACTGAAAACCCTGAACAGCCTCGACCTGCCGCGCCGCGCACTGCTGCTGACGATGATCAGCCTGGAACGCCCCGAGCAAGCCCACTGGATCACCCGCGAACTTGGCATGCACTACGGCCACCTGAGCGCCCGCCAGCTGGGCGACGAGGTCTTCGCGGCCACCTTCGACCTTCTCCGCACCCACCACTGAAAGGAGCAACACCATGGCGACATCAATTGCCGAGGCCATGACCCAAGCGCTGGCATATCAGCAGCGCCGGGCCGCATACGTCACCGCAGGTGTACAGGCACTGAACCGCCTCACCCCGATCGCGCTGCGCGACAGCGGCCAGAGCCGTGCCGTCGGGCGCTTCCTGCTGGGCCTGTACAACGGCGAGGACTTCCCCTTCGACCTGACCGACCTGCGCGGCCTAGACCTGCCGGTGTTCGAGGACTGCATGTGTGTGCTGCTGATGGACTACAGCCCCGAACTCGAGGTGCACGAACGTGTGCCGAACGGCTTCGCGATCTGGGATCAGCTGATGGCCAAGTGGGCGCCGGAGGTAGCACAGCAATGAGGTTGACCTACTGCGCCAACGGCGTCGCCGGCCATATCGATCTGCCGATCGCCTGCGTCGAGGTGATGACAGCCGAGTCCCTGGCCGAGCTGGCCGCGAGCTGCCACTGGCGCGACCACCATCCCAACGAAATGCCAGGACTGAGGACGCAGGTTCACCTGCAGGACCTGGACGGCAAGGAATTGGGAATGTTCGAAGTGCGGCGCGACATGCGCCCAGTATTCACGGCCAGCGCCCTACCCGGGCGGGGCTGAAAGAAGGGTGTCGAGGAGCGGCAACTCCCCGACACCAACCACCAGCAAAGGAGCAACACCATGCAAGCACAACACCCAAGCGGCAGCGGAGCAAAGGCTACCACAGCACCCCGCCACCTATTGGTGACCGCCACGTCCATCGTGGGTGAGGCGCTGGTCCGCTACCAGGTACAGAAAACCGCCGAAGCGCGAATCCGCCTGGAAAGCGTGGCCGACATGGCCCACCGGCTCGGCGAACTCAGCCCGGCCGACGCCGCGGTGATCACCAAGCTGCTCGCCCACCCCTGCGCCGCGCCCCGTGCCGCTGCGCCTACTTTGAACTGAGGTGCCCCATGCAGAACACGAAACCGCTGGACGACTTGGAACTGTACGAGCTGATCGTCGCAGCCTACCCCGAGAAATTCGCCGCCCGTGAAAAAGCTGGCGACGATATCTGGGACGAAGTGATGGAGTTCATCGAGTGCGAGCTGTGCGGCGACCAGCTCGAGGACTGGCAAGGGCTTGCACGTTTCCTGGGTCGTATCGTCATGCTCACCATGCCGATGGCGAGTGCGATCACCGGGGAAGCACGGCACTGCCTTGGCCCCATTGAAACCAACAACGGCCAGCACTTCATGATGGCTGCGGTCGTCCGTGACGTTGCCAGCTCGGCCGGAGAGGTGGCCCATGGTTGAAATCCGCACCCGCTTCACCGGCATGACCTACATGGCCACCGTGCGCGGTGAGAAACAGACGGCGAGCTGCACCATTGATGCTCGCCATGCTGCCGAGGCGCTGGCCAGGAAGCTGGGCTTGGCGCCCGGCCTGCTCCAGGAACAACCCGACCTGCTCAACCCGCGCGAGCGCACCACCTTCACCCACCCGGGTGACCTGCTCGAGGAGGTGGCCAATGGCTGACGCCGCCGTCCAGGTGCTCGAGGAGGCGCCCGAGAAGCTCTGCAAGAAGTGCGACGAGTACTGGCCGGCCGATAGCGAGTTCTTCTACCGACGGGCCAGTAGCGAGGATGGGCTAAGCGATACCTGCAAGGCTTGTTATGCCGACATGCCCAGCGTGCGCAACCGCAACAAGATCGGCCGGGTGCTCTCGGCGTGGGAACAACTGGACCTGGAGCGCACCGGCAGCAACGCGCCGATGTGCATGTGAGGAGAACGCCATGCTGATCGATGGACAACTGATCGCGGTACCTGAGGCACGGCAGCGAAAGGCGCGTGAGCAACTGGACCTGCCTTCCGACTTTGCCTTGGTCGAAGCCACCCGCGTGCTACAGCACGACACAGGCAACGGCGTGGTGCAAATCCCGCTGCCGCCTGGCCTGTTCGTGGTGGCCTTCGAGAACCTAACCGGCCAGCGCCGTTACGGCGTGGTGATGATGGAAGAGGTGCAATAACATAAAAACGTGCTGGCAATAATCGCCAAAAAGAAAGAGCGCTCCGGCGCTCTTTTTTATTGCCCGCATAACACTCGATCGCCTGCAGCCCTAGCAAACGCTCAGCCGCAACTAACTCAAACGCTCGTTACGTAACTACTTAGGTACTTACTTATTGCACCGTGCAGCGCAGGATCAAAAGGACATTTGTGCTTTTGTGCTTTCTACTTAATAACGCGTTATAGAAATAACGAAAGCGTCAATTAACGCAAAAATGCGTTGGTCAATATTGGCTTAACAGCATCAGGAAAGGTGCGATAAAGGCGCCAATCCTGACAGAGCCCCGCCGCACGGGCCTCATAGCACGGTTTCGGCTGTGTCATTAGCTCTGCTGATAAATATTTTTCGTCGCGGCACCAGAATTAGAAAGTGCTTGACGCTGCAAAAAACAACTACCTAGAATCCGTCGCACTTGAAGTCTGCCGGACAAGGAGATGCAACATGCAGAGCAAGAAGAAGTCACTGTTAGAGCTGCGGGAAGAACTGCAAGAGTGCGGATATTCGTTATCACTGGTTGTCGATATATCAACTTCGGATATCGAACTATCCGAGGGCGGCCGGCTTGGCTTCGTGGAATTCGGCATGGCAAGCGTGCGCCGGCTGCACGCGGCCGTTGAGAAACTGGGCGATTACGCCGAGGGCAGTCTACCCAGCTGATCGAACAGATCCTTCTGCTGGGCGCGGGTCAGGTCACGCAAGCGGTCGAATAGCAGACGGTCGACCGCCTTGGCCGAAGGGCTGAGGGTGTGGGAGAAGGTCAGATTGGCCACCCAGCTGTGGCCGCAATGGGGTTCCAGGCACTGGCAGTACAGCCGGGCGAACTCACGGGACAGTTCATCACGCGACGCGATGCGCCCTTTGCCGCCACACTCCTTGCAGTAGACCCGCATAGCGCCCCTCCCCAGGGTTCCGTTCTAGGAACCTATTCTGCCAGCTTCCCCACTATCTGTAGTGTTTTTCTGACGCCAAAACACAACATCATGGCAATTCGCCTGATAGAGCCGAGCACGATCAGCCCGCCGCCGGCTCGTTCCAGGCCACCCGCCGATCGGCGCGCAGCGTGGCGTTGATCTGCAGGAACAGCATGGCGATCGGGCGGATCTCGTTGTTGGTGAACACTCGATCGATCTTCTCGATGTCGCCGAAGCCGCTGGAGTTCTCCGGCATGATGCCGGCCAGCGCAGGGTTCATGCGGTGCGCGGCGATCACGTCCGCCCGGGTGATGTTCTTGATCCGCTCGAACTCGTCTTTGGTAGCGACGTCGCCTATCGGGATGATCTGAATCGCCTTCTCAGTACCGCCCGGAATGTTGACGAACATCGAGCGGAAGTTGCCCACCCCTTTGCTGCCCTTGATCTGCTCCTGGAGCTTCTTCTCGTCCTCCTCGGTGAGGTCCGGATCGTTGGTGTAGAAGATGAAGCCCGCATGCGCGCCGTTGTTGTAGTAGCGGCGGCGGAACAGCGTGGCGCTCTCGTTGAGCAACAGCGAGTGCATGCCGCCCAGGTAATCGGGCACGCCGTAGACGTTCTGCTCGACGTCGTAATCCATCACGTGCTCCACCTCGTCTTCCTCGAAGTGCAGTTCCTGCCCCTTGGGCAGCAGCATCACGAAGCCCCCGCCGACCTTGCGCCGCATGTTGATCGCCGGGAGGTGCTGCAGCTCGAGCACCTGGCCGATGATGTTGCGCATGCGCTGGAAGTAGGCCTCGCCGAACACGATGAAATCGAGCGCGGCGCGGCCCATGGTCTGGGCGCTGCAACCGACCGAGGGGCGGAAGTCACGCAGCAGCAGGTTGCGCTTGAACTTCGGAATGGCGCCGTGGTGAGCGTTGGCGCGCAGCAGCTTGGCCAGCCCGGTGCGCGACACCGGCGGCGTGTACAGGCGCCCGTCGTCGCTGGCGAACACGCCCAGGTACTGCCCCATGTTTTCGGCCAGCACCGATTCGGGCGCGCCGAACGAGAACGCCTTGGGCGCCCGGTTGGTTGCTTGTTGCTGCTGCGGTTTGCGCTTTGCCATGGCTGACCTGTTCGAGTGATGACCAGCGGCTGCGCCGCCGTTTGTTGGTGTTGAGGGGTTCATGGGCCAGCGCGTGCATGATCGCCCAGGCGATGTCGGCGTGGCCGGTGGCGTCGGTGCGCGAGGCGCTGTAGGTGATCTGGCCGCTGGCAGTGGCGCCGCGCTTGATCGTCAGGAAGGCCGCGGCGATGTCGCTCCAGCCGGCGTCCCATTCGATGCGGCTGCCCTGGACGGTGTCCTGCGCCTTGAGCACCAAGGCGTTCTTCGTCTCCAGGCTGTAGTGGATCGGCGTGGCCCGCGGGAAGAAGTCGCGCACCAGGTCGAACACCCCATAGCCAACCCCGGTGATGTCGATGCCGATGTGCACGACGTTGAAGCGCTCGGTGAGCTTCTTGACCTGGCCGGCCTGGTAGGTGAACGAGTGCCCCCGCCAGCTGTGTTTCTCCAGGATGCGGAACTTGCCGCCTGCCTCCAGCGGTGGCGCGACCACCACACAGGTGGCGTCGTCGCGGGTGCGGCTGGGGTCATAACCGAGCCAGACCGGGCTGTTGCCGAATGGGCGCGGGGCGTTCGGGTCGGGGTCGTAGTCGGCCCACAGGCTCTGGTCGGAGTAGCAGCGCTCGAGGTCGGCCAGGCTGAAAACGCTCTGCGTGCTGTCGATGAATTTGCACATGTAGAGCTGATCGAAGCGGTCTTCGTCGTTCTCCAGGCGCAGGCGATCGATATCGAAGAGATCGCAGCCGCCGGCCACGGCGTCCTCGATGGTGATGATCTTGCGCCACTGGCCGTCCGGACAGAGCGCGCCCTGGTGGATGGCCGCTTCGCTGGGCCACTCCTGCCCGAGCTTTTTGCCGCGCTTGCTGTTGCGGAACTCCTCGCCAGTCCAGAACGGGTAGGCCTGATGGGTGACGGCGCTGGGCGTGGAAAAGTAGGTTTTTCGCCACTTTTTGTGGGTGGCCATTGCCCCGGCGAGGCTGTTCAGCTTCTCGAAGTCACGGATCCAGAAGTACTCGTCGATGTAGACGTGCCCGTGGTGACCCTGGGCGGTGCTGCTGTTGGTGCTGAGAAAGCGCAGCTCGGCCCAGGGCTTGCCGTCGCGGCTGAGCACGATGGGGTTGCCGGTGAGCTGGATGCCGAACCACTCGGCAGCGAAAGCGATGATGTAGCTGCGGAAGATCTCGGACTGCGCCCGGCTGGCCGAGAGAAACATCTGGTTGTCGCCGGTCAGCACCGCATCCATGAAGGCTTCGGCGGCGAAGTAGTAGGTCAGGCCCACCTGCCGGCTTTTCAGCACATTGCGGATGCGGCAGGTCAGCGGGTTCTGCTTGGCGGCGAACAGCTCCTGCTGGTAGCCGAACATGTTGGCCGTGAACTTCTCCAGGAAGTCGACTTCGGAGAGGCCGGTGACGTCGTTCTTCGGCTTCTTCTCCCGCCGTTCACCTTTGCCGCCCCGCCGCTGTTGCCGTTCGCCCTGTTGCTCTCTGTCCTCGCCCCGCTCTCGCGGCGCGTCGTGGGCCGACTGCTGCGGCTTGGCGCATTGCTTCAGCAGGCGCTCGCGCACGGTGGTGAGGCGGTCCAGCTCGTCCAGTTCGCCCTTGGCCAGCGTGCCGGGTTTCTCCAGCAGCAGGGTGATGCGCCGGCTGACGGCGGTCAGCGGCTCCTCGTCCGTCAGCATCTCGTCCCAGCCGCCCTTGGCGATCCAGTAGTAGACGATCCGGACGTTGGGCAAGCCGAGTTCGGCCTGTATTTCGCGCGGCTTGGCGCGGCGCAGGTACAGGCGCTTGGCGGTTTCTTTGATCTCGATGGAGTAAGGCATGCGCCGCAGTCTATGCGGCGAAAAAGAGGCAAACGCGCAGATAAATTGCGGGTAATTCCTAGATTTCGCAGCTAGGAACGGGGCGAAAGCAAAGCGTTTGAGGGGTACCTGGGCGGTGCCTATGGTGGCGGCATCTGAACCCCGACAGAGCCGAAAAGTTCATGCCTCGCACCCTTGTATCTGACTGGAAACGTGTGGCCACCAGCGGCAAGACCGCCGACGGTCGGACCATCGACGCGCAGGACCTGCGCGACATGGCCGAGAGCTACGACCCCGCGCTGTATACCGCGACCATCTGGTACGAGCACATCCGCTACTTCGGCAGCCTGGGCACCGTCGCAGAGCTGAAGGCCGAAGACGTGGAAGGCGGCAAGGTCGGCCTGTTCGCTCGGCTCAAGCCCAACGAGTACCTGCTGCAGATGAACAAGGCAGGGCAAAAGCTCTTCACCTCGATCGAGATCAACCCGGACTTCGCCGACACCGGCAAGGCCTACCTGGGCGGTATGGCCGTCACCGACGAGCCCGCCAGCGTGGGCACCGAAGAGCTGCACTTCTCCCGCCGCGCGGAGAAGGGCAATTACTTCGCCAACCTCGAGCCGCTGGGCGAGCTGATCGCCGCGCCCGACACGGACGAAGCCGCCGCCCTTTCCTTCTTCACCCGTCTGTTCAGCGCCCTCGGCAAGGGCGGTCCCGAATCCCCCGCAACCCCCAAAGACGAGAGCACCCCAATGGATCCGAAAACCGTGCAGGCCTTCGCCGCCGCGGTGGACAAGCTCGGCACCGTGGCCACCAGCCTGGAAACGAGCGCTGCCACCTTTGCCGCCAAGCCCACCGAGCCCGAGAAGCCCGCCGTCACCGAGCCGGAAGCCGGCAAGGACGGCGACAAGGCCACCGGTATCACCGCCGAGCAGTTCAACAGCCTGAAAACCTCGCTGGATGACCTGACCGAGAAATTCAACACCGCGCTGAACCAGGGCAAGGGCAAAGACGTGCCCAACACCACTGGCGCGGCCGACGACAAACAAGAGGCCGTGTACTGATATGAGCCTGAGCCAAGCAGCCCGTCTGAAATTCAGCGCCCTTGCCGTTGCGATCGCCACCACCTATGGCGTGGAAACGGTGCGCGAGGAATTCAACGTCACGCCGACCCACGCGCAGACGCTGAACGACAAGATCACCCACAGCTCCGCCTTCCTGTCCCGGATCAACGTGATTCCGGTCAGCGAGATCAAGGGCGAGAAGGTGATGCTGGGTACCAGCGGCACGGTGACCGGCCGTACCGACACCAGCACCGCCGACCGCGTCGCTCGCAATGTGCTGGGCCTGGACGGCCAGGGCTACGAGCTGTTCGAAACCCACAGTGACGTGGCGCTGAAGTACTCCAGCATCGACGCCTGGGCCAAGTTCCCGAACTTCCCGCAGCGCTATTCCGCAGCGGTGCAGAAGCAGATCGCGCTGGACCGCATCATGATCGGCTGGAACGGGACGAGCGCCGCCGCCACCACTGACCGCGTAGCCAACCCGCTGCTCCAGGACGTGAACAAGGGCTGGCTGCAGATCGCCCGCGAGCAGGCGCCGGAGCAGGTGCTGGCCCAAGGCGCCAAGGTCGCCGGCAAGATCCAGATCGGCGCGACCGGCGACTACGCCAACCTCGACGCCCTGGTGCACGACGTGTCCCTGATGATCGACGAGGAATTCCGCGACGGCGGCGACCTGATCGCCATCGTCGGCCGCGAGCTGCTGGCCCACGACAAGGCCAAGCTGTACGCCGCCCAGGGCGACACCCCGACCGAGAAAGAACGCATCGAGATGGCCCAGGTGATCGCCACCTACGGCGGGCTGCCGACTTTCACCTGCCCGCACTTCCCGGGCAAAGGCGTGGTGGTCACCAGCTGGGACAACCTGTCCATCTACTTCCAGGACACCAGCTGGCGCCGGCACATCCAGGAGAACCCCAAGCGCTCCCAGGTTGAGGATTACAACAGCCGCAACGAGGGCTACGTGATCGAGCAGCTGGGCAAGTTCGCGGCCATCGAGTCCGCCAACGTGGAGTTCGTCTGACATGAGCCTGGCCCTAGCCCATAAGCGCCGCGTGCGCGAACAGGGTGCGGCAGCGGCGGCCACCGGTGCGCGGGCTTACACGCCCGCCACCGCCCTGGCCGGCCCTGCCAACGCCCAGAAGCACCTGGCCCTGATGACCACCGCGTTGGATGCGGACCTGGAGCGCATCAGTGCCATCAACAGCCGCGAGGCACGCCAGGCACTCAAGCGCGACGAGCTGCTGCCCAAGTACCTGGACTACGTGCAGCGCTACCGCGAGTCGGGCCTGAACCACCCGAACCCGGTGCTGATGCAGGTGCTGGTCTGGCTGTTCGATACGGCGCAGTTCGAAGCCGGCATCGAGCTTGCCGACTTCGCGATTGGGCAGGGCCAGCAGCTCCCGGAACGCTTCAAGCGTGACGTGCAGACCTTCGTCGCCGACGAGCTGATCGACTGGGCCGAGGCCGAGCACAAGGCCGGCCGCAGCCCGGAACCCTACGTATCACAGCTGCTGCCGCGTGTGGATGGCAACTGGGACGGCTTCAAGCAAGGCGGCGAATCCGAGCGCCCCGCCCCCTGGCAGCTGTTCGAGCGCATCCCGGCCCGCTACCACAAGTTGCTCGGCGTGCTGGCAATGGAGCGTAAGGACTGGGCCCCGGCTGTTGCGCACCTCAACCGTGCCACCGAGCTGTACCCGGAAATCGGCGTGAAAACGCGCCTTGAAGGTGCCGAGAAGGCGCTGCGCAAGCAGCAGGCCGAAACCGGTACCGCGTAACCAGCTACCCCCCCCCAGCGGGGCCTGCCCAGGTGTTCCGGCTTTGAGCCAGTACCACCCGACGCAGTCACCCCGCCCTATTCGAGCGGCCAGCGATGAGCTTTTCAGGTAAACCGACCACCCTGGTGGACCAAGCGATAGAGAACGACGGCTTCTGGCCTGACCTCTCCGTCGCCGAGTTCCAGAAGGGCTACCGCCTGCCGGCGGAGTACCTGAGCGAGCTGCTGGCCGAGGGCATCGCCTTCGCCATGGGCGAAGTGAACGTCGACCTGGCCAAGCGCAAGGCGGATTGGCAGGTGGCGGGCGTCACCAGCGTGGAAAGTGCGGACCCCATGGTCCTGCCGGAGCGCACATTTCACGTAGCGACGTACAAGCGCGCCGTGTACTGCCGCGCCAAGGCCTACCTGCTGCAGCAGTTCGCCACGGTGAACCGCCGCGAGTCGGCCGAGAACATCGCCAAGGAATCACCCGCCACCGAAGACCAGTTCCTCGCCTTCAGCCAACAGGCCGTGCGCCTGCTGCAGGGCCGTGGCCGGATTACGGCGGTGCTGCTGTGAACAAGCTCCGTGCCCTGACCACCTTTCTGCTTGAGCGCCGTTTGGTCGCTCCGGAACAGCTCGACAGCTGGGCCGAGCAGGTCACGCTCAACCTCACCTGGAAGCCCGACCTGGACGGCCTGCACCTGGGCGACATGCGCTACCGCGCGGTGATCGTGATGGAACGCTTCGCCGACCACCCGGGCCGGCTGATGGCCCTGCTCGGCAGCTGGCTGGAGAACCACGACCCCGACCGGGACGACGATCTGCCGGCGCCGACCTTCGACATCGAGCAGCTGGACAACGACCTGGCCGACGTCGAGCTGACCCTGGAATTCATCGAACCGCAGTACCTGGCCGAAGCCGACGACGGCGAGATCGAGGCCTTCGGCAAGCGCTGGGCCTTCGTCCCGTTCGACCTGTGGATTGCGGAGCACGGGGAGGTGGCCAGTGGCAGCCAGTAACCCGTTCAACCTGGACGTGCGCGGCCAGCTCGACGTGGCCGCCCAGCTCGCGCTGCTGGACCTGCCGCCCAAGCTGCGCCGCCGGCTGATGAACCGCACCGCCCTGCGCATTCGTACCGGGTGGCGCAAGCGCGTCCGTGAACAGGCCGACCTGCACGGCAGCGCCTTTGCTCCCCGCGCTCGCAAACGCAAGAAAGGCCAGAAGCCAAAGATGCTGACCGGCCTGGCCACCGGACTATCCGTGGTGCGCCTGACAGAGGACGCCGCCGAGCTGGGCTGGGGCAAGCGCAAGACCGCGATGATCGCCGGCATCCACAACGCCGGCATGGTGCAGCGCCGCACCGCCGGCCAGATGCGCGCCTTCAGCCGGGTCACCCCGCTGATGGCGACCGCCGAGCAGGCCAAGCGCCTGCGCCGGCTCGGTTTCAAGATCCGCGCCGGCAAGACCAAGCGCGGCGGCCAGCGCTGGCTGCGGCCATCCGCGGACTGGATCGTCCAGAACATCAAGTACAGCCAGGCGGGCCTGCTGATTCGCCTGCTCAAGCAAGAGAAACCCGGCCCCACCAGTTGGGAGATCGAGCTGCCCAAGCGCGAGTTCTTCGGCGTGGCCAACCAGCAGGAAGTCAACGAGCTGATCGCCTACCTGCTCCCGCAAATCCTTAACTCACCCCGCTAGCGAGGCACTGCATGGCACTCGGCAAAGTCAGCGTCAACAATCTCAACCTCGGCCAGGGTGCCGTGACCGAGATCGAGCGCTATTTCCTTTTCATCGGCCCGGCCGCGGCGAACGTCGGCGAGCTGATCCCCCTGAACACCCAGAGCGATCTGGACGCGGCACTCGGCGTTGCCGACAGCGACCTGAAACGCCAGGTGACCGCGGCGCGCCTGAACGGCGGCGACCGCTGGGCCTGCCTGGCTGCGCCGATCGATGCGGTGACCGGCAGCTGGGAAGAGGCTCTGGAGTACTCCCAGCAGCAGGGTTTCTCGGTCGAGGCGGTGGTGATCACCTCGCCGGTGACCAGCGGCGCCGAGCTGAGTGCGATGCACGACGCCGCGGTGATGCTGAACAGCACCTACGGCCGCCGCGTGTTCGTGATGGCGGCAACCGCGGGTTGCGATCCGGACCTGCAGACCTGGAACCAGTACCTGATCGAGCAGCGTGCCATCGTCCAGGACCTGGCGGCGCCGCGCGTGCTGGTGGTACCGCAGCTGCACGGCAACGACCTGGGCGTGCTGGCCGGGCGCCTGGCCAACGCCGCGGTGAGCATCGCCGACAGCCCGATGCGCGTGGCCACAGGCGCCGTGCTGGGCCTGGGCGAAACGCCGGTGGACGTCGACGGCATCCCGCTGCCTTCGGCCATCCGCGCCGAGCTGGACAGCGCCCGTTTCAGCGTGTCGCAGACCTACCCCGACTACCCGGGCGTGTTCTGGGGCGACGGCAACATGCTCGACGCGCCGGGCAGCGACTTCCAGGTGGTGGAGTACCTGCGCCTGGCGGACAAGGCCGCGCGCCGGGTGCGCATCCTGCTGATCCAGCGGGTCGCCGACCGCCGCCTGAACAGCACCCCCAATTCCATGGCCGCGGCCACCAGCGCGCTGATGGCGCCGCTGCGTGCGATGTCGCGTTCGGTGCAGTTCGCCGGCCAGGTGTTCCCGGGCGAGATCGAGCCGCCGAAAGACGGCGACATCGTGCTGGTGTGGCAGAGCAAAACCAAGGTCGAGGCCTACCTGAAGCTCAAGCCCTACAACTGCCCGAAAGACCTCACGGCGAACATCGCCCTCGACCTTTCCAACGACGATTCGGAGTAAGCCCGCATGGCACGTATCGGTGGCAAAAACTTCGACGTGAACCTGGGCGACCTGCTGGTTCACGTCGAGAGCTGCACCCTGGACATCACCGACAACACCGCGGTGGCGCAGGACAAGGGCGTGCCCAACGGGCACGTGGATGGCGACGTTTCCGCCGGCGGCGAGATGGAATTCGACACCGCCAACTTCAACCTGCTGATCGAGGCCGCCAAGCGCGCCGGCAGCTTCCGCCAGCTCGATCCGTTCGACTCGGTGTTCTTCGCCAAGGCCGGCGACGAGGAACTGCGCGTGGAGGCCTTCGGCTGCAAGTTGAAGGTATCCAGCCTGCTCAACATCGACCCCAAGGGCGGCGAGAAGAGCAAGCACAAGGTGCCCTTCGACGTCACCAGCCCGGACTTCATCCGCATCAACGGCGTGCCGTACCTCGCCGCTGAAGAGATCGAGGGGCTGCGCTGATGGCGGACTGGGTCGATCGCGCGGTTGACCGCGAAGAACGGGAGCTGGAGCGCGCCCTGGCCGCCCAGCTGGCCCGCTCACCGAACGGCCCGAGCCTGCACCACTGCCAGGACTGCGACGAGGAGATCCCCGCCAAGCGCCGCGCGCTGGGCGGGGTGACCCGCTGCACCCCGTGCCAAACCCTTTTCGAGAAGCGAGCCACCCGATGAGCAAGAGCCCCTGGCCGAACTTCAGCTACGCCGAGCTGCGCTGCAAATGCGGCCGCTGCGGCAGCGACGGCACCGAGATGGACCCGGCCTTCATGGAGGCGGTGCAGCAGCTGCGCACGCTGTACGGCCAGCCGCTGGTGATCAGCAGCGCGTACCGCTGCCGCCAGCACCCGGTCGAGGCGCGCAAGACCAAGCCCGGCGCGCACAGCACCGGCGCGGCGCTCGACATCGCCTGCAGCGGTGCGGCGGCGGTTTCCATCCTGCGCCTGGCCATGACGCTGCCGTTCACCGGCATCGGGATTCAGCAGAAAGGCAGCGGGCGCTTCATTCACCTGGACATGGCGCCGGCCGAGCAGCTGCCCCGCCCGATGATCTGGAGCTACTGACCATGAAGTACTCGTTCAAGACCCAGCTGTTGGCCTGCGCGCTTGCCCTGGTCACCACCCTCGGCATTGCCGCTTGTACCGGTAGCAACCCGGTGGCCACCGCTGCCGGCACGCTGGTGAGCCGCTACTGCGCCGCGCCGGAGATCGGCCGCAGCGTGCTGCGCGAGGCGATCGCCACCAGCACGGCGCCGAACCGGATCCTCGTGGAGTGTGCCGCCGATGCCTTTTGAAAGTGACCTGGAGCTGCGCCACGTACCCGGCGACGCGCTGTGGAAGGTGGTCAAGCCGCTGCAGTACCGCACAGAAGATGCCCGGCTGGTGATCGTGCCGGTGGGCTACCGCACGGACCTGGCCAGCGTGCCGCGCTTGGCCTGGCGCATCGTGCCGCGCGACCACGTGCAAGCCCGCCGGCCTGCCGTGGTGCACGACTTCATCTACACGAACCTGACCCACCGCTTCACCAAGCGCGAGGCGGACAGGATCTTCCACGCCGCCCTCCTCGAGGAAGGCATGAACAAGGCCCTGGCCTGGCTGATGCACGCCGCGGTGCGCATCGGCGGGCGTGGCAACTGGAGCGCCTGACATGGGCCTGCTGGAGAACCTGATGAACCTGCTGCCGGAGCTGCTGCTGACCGCCGTGATCGGCTTCCAGGCGCATCTGTTCCGGCAGGTGAGCGAGGCGCGACGCGAGCACCTGGAGCTGCGCGTGGAGATCGCCCAGAACTACCCGAAAACCACCGATTTCGAGCGTGCCATGGACAAGCTGGAAAGCAACCTGCGCGCCCACATCGAAGCCCTTATGAGGAACAGAGCATGACCGCACAACGCCAGATCGTGATCACCATCGGTGCCACCGACTTCACGTTCAACCTGTCCGCCCAGGACGTAACGAAGTACTTCAACGCGCTGACCCCGAGCAACAAGGTCGCCCCCGGCCACAACCTGCTGACCACCACCGTGCAGCCCGAGCAGAAGGACGCGCTGCGCCCGCTGCTGGCCAACCCGGTGCTGACCATGCAGGTGGCCGGCGCGCTGCTCGAGGAGTACAGCCCGGACGTTGAGGTGGCGGTAAAAAAGCCCTCCACCGAGCCGAACGACTGACCGAAGACGGCCTGGGCCAGCTGATGGCCCTGGCTGAACGCTGGCTACCTGGCGCGGCGCCCACCCCCGAGAACATGGGCACCGCCAAGTGGCTGGAGGACGAGTACTGGAGACGCATGGAAATCGCCGTAGCGAACGGCATTGCCCATGCGTTGAATGGTTAGGTGATCGATGGCTACGAACAGCGCCGCCCTGAACTTCATCCTGAAGCTGACCGACCAGGTCAGCGCCCCGCTGGGCAAGGTGAAGATGGGCTTCAACGAGCTGGCCGAGAAAGGTCAGGACAACATCCGGCAGATGGGCTTCGGCCTGGCCGGCATGGTGGGCGCTGGGCTGGCCATCAACGAATCGCTGCAGCCGGCGCTGGAGATGAACCGCGCCCTGGGCGAGGTGAAGTCCCTCGGCGTGGCCGAGGACGCGCTGCAGCGGCTGAACGACAAGGCGCTGCAGTTCTCCGTGGCCTACGGCGTGAACGCCCGCGATTTCGTGGCCTCGGCCTATGACATCCAGTCGGCGATCGCCGGGCTCACCGGTGAGCAGCTGTCCTCGTTCACCAACGCGAGCAACCTGCTGGCCAAGGCCACCAAGGCCGACGCCGGCACGATCACCAGCTACGTCGGCACCATGTACGGCATCTTCAAGAACCAGGCCGATGCCATGGGCAAGGCCGAGTGGGTGGAGAACCTGACGGGCCAGACGGCGCTGGCCGTGCAGATGTTCAAGACCACCGGCAAGGACATGAGCGACGCCTTCACGTCGATCGGCGCCAGTGCGACGTCCGCCGGCATCGGCCTGTCCGAGCAGGTGGCCATCCTCGGCACGCTGCAGGCGACCATGGGTGGCGCCGAGGCCGGCACCAAGTACAAGGCCTTCCTGTCTGGCGTCGGCGGCGCTCAGGAGAAGCTGGGCCTGTCGTTCACCGACAGCCAGGGCCGGATGCTGCCGATGCTGCAGATCCTGGACAAGCTCAAGGGCAAGTTCGGCGACACGCTGGACGTGGCCGAATCCGACGCGCTGAAGAAGGCGTTCGGCTCCGACGAGGCCGTGGGCCTGATCAAGCTGCTGATGACCGACACCACGGGCCTGGCCAACAGCATGGAGCAGCTGGGCAACGTGCACGGCCTCGAGCAGGCCGAGAAGATGGCCAAGGCCATGGTCGACCCCTGGCAGCAGTTCGGCGCCGCCGTGCAGGCGCTGCGCATTGCCTTCGGCCAGGCGCTGATTCCGCTGCTTACGCCTCTGATGGAGCGCCTGACTGCTATCGCGGGCACGCTGACCCGCTGGGCGGGCTTGTTCCCCAACATCACCAAGCTGCTCGGCATGTTGACGCTCGGGGTGCTCGGCGTAATTGCCGCCGTGGCGGGGCTGACCATCCTGAACGGCATCTTCGGAATGCTATCCGTGCTGGCAAGCCCTATAGCCCTGATCGTCATCGGCCTCGCTGCGCTGGTGATTGGTGTCGGCGCGGCGATCTACTACTGGGATGACCTGAAGGCCGCATTCGGCGACACCGCGTGGTTCCAGGCCATCGTCGTGATGCTGACGCCGGTCGTGATGCTATTCCGCGTATTCGGCGCGCTGCTGAACGTGCTGTGGGTCGGCCTGCAGCAGGTAGTCGCCTTCGGCATGCAGATGGTGGCCTGGCTGGCTTCGCTGGAAGTGGTGACCACGGCGGCAAAGGCCATCTGGGACGTGTTCATCTGGGGACTGACCAACCTTTCCCCGTTCGCGCTGCTGGGGTCGGCTCTGAAGGGCCTGATCGCGCTGCTGAACAAGATTCCAGGCATCAACATCGACACCACGTTTGGCGACGTGCCGGCCGTGCCAAGCGTGCCAGGAGGCGAAGTTGCAGTCGCCGCCACGGCTCCCCCAAGCACGCCGGCTATCGACCGGGCCTTACAGCACGCAACGGCAAATAGCGCTCCAGCCGTCCCGCCCCTGGTGCTCGCACCGATGCCTGCCGCCCAGGCCGAGCAGACCCAGCAACGCATCAACGAGCCGCTGGCCGGGCTTGCGCCGCAGCGTGCCAACGCGGTGCCGCCGGGCGGGCTGCTGACAAGCATCCAGAACACCAGCAACCAGGACAAGGGCACCCGGGTTGAGAAAGTCGAGATCCACACCGGCAAGGCGATGAGCCCGCTCGAGCTCGAAAACATGCTGGGCATGGCGGTGGGCGGATGAGCGAATACATCGACCTGCGGATCGCCGACAACGACCTGGTGTTGGACCTGTCCCGTCAGCCGCTGCTGGTGGACGACCGCGCGAGCATCGCCCAGGACATCGCCCACATGATCCGCGACAGCGGCCTGCTGGTGACGCTGGTGGCCGAGCGCGACCGGCTGCGCCAGCGCGACTGTATCCAGCAAATGGAGCTGCTGGTGGAGGCCGACGAGCGCCTGGTACCCGGTACCGCACTGATCACCCAGGTGGGGCCAGGCCAGTACCTGGTCACCGCCAAGACCCTGAAATTCGGCAGCATCGAGGTGGCCCTGTGAGCGACGTGGATTTCAAGCAAGCGCTGATGGATGCGGGCATACCCACCACCGAGGCGGGCCTGCGCCAAGCCTGGGAAAGTGAGGTGACCGCCCAGGGCAGCAAGCTGAGCAACACCAGCGCGTACTCGCCGTTCTGGCGTGTCGTCACCGCGCTGGTGACCAAGCCCGTGCTGTGGCTGCTGGAGTTCGTCAGCGGCACGGTACTGCCGAACTTCTTCGTGAAAACCGCCACCGGCGCCTGGCTGGACATGCTGGCCTGGGCGGTGAATGTGGAGCGTAAGCCCGCGACCCGCGCGGTCGGTACGTTGCTGCTGACCCGCGGCACGCCTGACGGCGCCCTGGAAGTGCCCGCCGGCACCCGCGTGCAGTCGGCCCCCATCAACGGCACGGTGTATGTGCTGGTGACCACCGCGGCGGCGAGCTTTGTCGATGGCCAGCAGCAGGCGAGCGTGCCCGCCAGGGCACAGGATGCTGGCAGCGGCTACAACCTGGCGCCCGGTTACTACGCGATCCTGCCGGAGCCGATCCCCGGCATCGTCCAGGTGGTGAATGCCGACGGCTGGCTGACGCAGCCCGGCGCCGATCAGGAGCCCGACGACCAGTTGCGCCTGCGTGTGCGTAACCAGTGGTCCGCGGTGAACCAGTGGCACACCGATGCGGTGTACCGGGCGCTGATCGCCGCCTTCCCGGGCGTAAGCCCTGATGGCGTGTACTTCGAGCACGGCGCACCGCGCGGCCCCGGCAGCGCCAATGCCTACGTGCTGTTCGAAGCCGGCGTGCCCGCCGAGACGTACCTGGCGCAGATCAACGCGCATATCCGCGATGCCGGCAACCACGGCCATGGTGATGACCTGCTGGTGATGGCGATGCCGGAAACCCTGCACGACATCAGCCTGACGATCTGGCCGCGCTCGACGCTGACCGCCACGCAGCGCGAAACGTTGCGCGATGAGGTGGAGCTGTTTGTTCGAGCCGCCTTCCGCGAGAGCACCCAGCGCGACTACCAACCGACGCTGACCTACCCGCAGGCGCGCTTTTCCTTCAGCCGCCTGGGCGAGGAGCTGCATCAGCAGTTTGCGGGCATCGAGTCGCTGGACTTTGCGAACACGGACATCGTGTCCGAGCTGAGCATTCCCCGTATCCAGAGCCTGGAGGTGGTGAATGCGTAAGGGAGGAAAGACGGCGACCGGCGAAAACCTATGGGGAGGGGCGTCCGACCGGCCGGCCGTCACACGCAATGACCGGCGCCGGGTGGCGAAGTTCCCCGGCGAGGTGCGCCGATGATCAAGCTCGAACTGCCCTTCTGGCTCGCCGGCACCGAGCTGACCAAGCTGAAGGCCGCGGCCACGTCCTGGTGGGCAAAGGTGGAAGGCTGGCTGCGCTGGCCACTGCTGCAGATGGACGCGGACACCTGCCACCTGACGATCCTGGACCTGCTGGCCTGGCAGCGGGACATCGCCCGCTTCAAGGGTGAGCCCGAGACGCTGTACCGCCTGCGCGTGAAGCATGCCTTTGTCAACGCAGTGGACGCCGGCAGCGTGGCGGGCTTCAAGCGAATCATGCAGCGCCTGGGCGTGGGCTACGTGCGCATCGAGGAGCGCCTGCCCGATCGGGACTGGGATGTGGTGCAGCTGCACCTGAGCGATTCGCAACTCTCGGCCAACCCAACGCTGCTGGATCTGCTGATTTACCAGTATGGCCGGACCTGCCGGCGCTACGAATTTGTGGGTACGTCGGTCGCCGCAATGCGGATCTCCGTCATGGAGTTCAGCAACGACCAGGAACAGATCGTAGCCACGCACGACAACGTCGGCACGCTCCGCATCCGGACGGCCGTCATGGAATACAGCAATGACCAGCAGACGCTGGTCGCCACCCAGCAATAGGAGCGCCTTATGGGGGCCAGTATTACGTTCGCAGGCGAAAGCCTCATTGCGCAAAAGCAGGGAGCACGCGAGGCGTTGGCAATCGACCGCTTCGTGCTTGCCAATATCCCCGGCCTGGATGCCGGCCAGCCTGTCGACCGGCAGTCCGCTATGCCTTTGGCTGAGCAGATCGTCTTCGACGGCAGCGTGACCAAAGAGGCATACCTGTCACCGAACCAGGTCGTGTACAGCCTTTCGCTGGGCAGCGATGTGGGCGACTGGGATTTCAACTGGATCGGGCTCGTCAGCGCCGAGAACGTGCTGTTCGCAGTGGCTTATGTGCCGCTGCAACAGAAGCGCCGGGAGATCCCGCCGCTGCAGACTGGCAACAACCTGACGCGCAACTTCCTGGTGGTATTCGACGGGGCCCAAGAGCTGACGGGGGTCACCATTCCTGCAGAGACCTGGCAGTACGACCTGAGTGGGCAACTGGCCGGAAAGCTGGACACGGCGTTGCTGGCCGGCGGCACCACCGGCGACGTGGCGGTGGGTACCGGCAACGATGCGCAGCCGATCGACTGGGTACCCCGGGGCGCCATTGCCGCGGCGGCCATACCGATGGCGGCTCCGTTCCTGGCTGAAGCTGGCGCGCGTTATTGCCTGCTGAGCAATGCGGCCACGGCAACCCTGCCGCCCGCTGCGGGCCTGGCGACTGGCGCCGCCGTGGCGTTCGTGAAGGTGGCTGCGGCTACACAACCGCTGGTGACGGTTGAGGGCACGGCAGGCGAGAAGATCACGCATAACGGAAAAGCCGACACGGGCTTTTATCTGGACATTAACGCAGAGGCTGTCGTCGTCTGGAACGGCGCGGGCTGGGAGGTTTAAGGCATGCCAATTTCGTTAAAGGCGGGGATGGGTGGCGGCGGTGGGCTGCCTAAGTTGGCGCCGGAGCTGGACCGTATCGTCAATGATCGTTCTATTTCTTTGGTCACCTCGCAGACAACCGAACAATTGGCGTTGCAGCTGTCCGGTAAGTTCGCGGTATCTGCGCTAGGGCTGCAGTCTGGCGGATCATGGCCTGGCGGCAACATCGGTTTGCGATTGGTTGTTGACGGTGAAGTCATTTGGGATTCACAAATTCCATCGTCTGCCACGTCCGCAACCTGGACCGCCAGGATATACGGCACGCCTTTTATGAGCTTTGGAAACGTGGTGACCCCTCAGGAGTTTGCTTTTCTCTGCGAGTCATCTCTGCAACTGTTCATAACGGTGCCTAGTTCTACAACCGCCACCCTGAAGCTCTTATACAACGCGAGGCCGATCAAATGAGCAGCCAGGAACTTAATCTGATTCTTGACAGTGGAACGCATCGCATCGAGTCATCTGGCGTGCCTTACGTCGCGCCAGAAATTACTGACTTCGGCACCATCATTACCCGCGCCGCCTTCCGGTCCCGCTTCACGCAAGCGGAAAAGGTGGCCATCGAGCTGGCGGGCCTCGACGACCCGTCGGCAGCCATGGAAGCGCGCAGCCAGGCCGCCGCGATCCGTACCTATCAAAAGGACGTGGATGCTGCGGAATACATCGACCTGACCGACCCTGCGACCGCTGGCGGTGTGCAAGCGCTGGAAGCTGCCGGACTGCTGGCCGAAGGGCGTGCTGCCGAGATACTGACCGCGCCGGTGCAATGGTCGGAACTGCCTAGCAACCTGCAGCAAAGCATGCCGGCATGACCTGGACCCCGGTGACCATGCGCTGGCCCGAGCAGGCCACGCAGTGGATGGCAGAGCTCGACGACGCCAAGGCCCTTGCCGGTGGCGAGCTGGCCAGCACGGCGCAGCGGCTCGCACGGCTGGACGGGCTGGCCACCACCAACCCTGGGCCGGTCGGCGGTGCTGCCGTCGGTGCGATCGCTACCGGGCGCGCAGCACTGGGCAGCCAGCTGGGCGAGGTGCCTGCATGCCTGGCGGTAACGCCGTTCCAGAGCGGCATCGGTCAGGGGCGTGGCAATCAGCGCTTCCTGTCGGCGCCGAACCTACTGCAACAGCTCGCCAGCAAGCTGGTGGACCCATCCGACCAGGGCAAGCCCAGCGGGCCGCAGTACGCCCTTTCCCTCCTGTTCCTTTCCACCCGGTTCGACCAGCTGGCCGACACCCTGGCGCGCTTCAATGCCCTCCTGCCTGTACCGGACCTGGTGCGCACCGAGCGCCGCGCCCGACACCTGTCGCGCCTTGAGGCCGAAAAGTGGGAAATGCCCAGCGCCGGCCCGCTGCCCCGCTGGGGCGCGCTGCCGCTGGAGCGCTGCACGGTGACCAAGGCGGCCAAGCAGTCGATCGGCGGCCAGCTGGCGATGCTGGAGAGTTACGCCGCCGACAGTTCGCCGATGGCGGACCTCGCCGCGCTGGCGGGCCGCAAGGCCAGCCAACAGCAGGGCCGCGACCAGCAGCTGGCGGACCTGAAGGCACTGCTGGCGAACGGCAGCGCCGACACCAGCATGCGCGCCCGGCTGATCGGCCCTGGTGATGCAAGCGAGCTGCGCCGGCAGCTGCTCGAGGGCGATGCGCCCGGGCATGAATGGGTATTGAGCGCGGGCCTGCTGCTGGTGGGCTCGCTGGACGGGCTGAGCTTTGTGCGGGAGCTGGTGGGCCTATGACGCTACTGCTCGACGGTGAAAAGGTGCAGGGCAAAGGCCTGAAGATCACGGCCAACCTGCGCATCGAAAGCGACGACATGTCCGGACAGACGAGCAACAGCACGGCGGCGCACAAGGGCTTCAAGCCGAAGACGCTGACCGTCTCGCTGATGATCCCCTTCGTCGACCAGGTGCAGCTGCGCGACCTGATGCGCCTGGCCGAGGCCACCGAAGGCGGCGGCCAGCTGAAGACATACCGCATCGTTAACGACACCGCCACGGCCTTCGGCGTACGCCAGGTGCAGTTCTCCGATGGCGTCAGCGCGCGTGAGGACGACACCCTGGCGGCGTGGCGCGTGCAGTTCACCCTGGCGGAAAAGCTCTCCAACCCCGAGCGGGTGGAGAAGCGCCGCCAGCCCAACGCGGTCACCAGCCAGTCCGCGCCTGGGCAGGCGGTCAGCTCGACCGGCACCGCCGCCGGCGACGGAGCAGCTGCGCCAGGACAGGAGCTCACCGGCTTCGAGGCAACGCTGAAGAAGCTGGACAACTACCTGGGCGGTTCCTCATGAGCATGAAGCTGCACAAGGTGCTGACCATCGCCGGTACCGCCTATCCGCTGGTCAAGGACGAGGTGCGACTGGAGCTGAAAAGCCCTGGCCGCGCCTCGTTCACCATCCAGGCCGACGCCCCGGTGAAGGGGCTGGTGACGCTCGACATCGGCTACAACGAGGCGACGCTGCAGCGCCACTTCATCGGCTACGTGGAGCGCTGCACCGCGGCCAACAGTGTGCAGCAGGTGCTGATGTGTCGAGAGCTGGCGGCGATCCTGGCGAACCCGATGCCGATGAACCTGCGCCATGTCGACATGACGATGGTGCTCGCTGCCGTCAGCGAGAAAACCGGGCTGCGCTTCCGCGTGCCCGAGCGGCCCTATGCAAAGGTGAAGGCGCCCTTCTTCTACAGCCTGGCCGCCGGGTACCAGGCGATGGACAGTCTGGCCCGCGTGTTCAACATCCCCGACTTCATCTGGCAGCAGCAGGGCGACGGCGAGCTGTTCGCCGGCAGCTGGGCGGACAGCTTCTTCGGTGCTCGAGCACCGCTGCAATTGCCGATCGAGCTGTTCGATGGCTACCAGGGCAACCAGAGCGCCATGATCGCGGCCCTGCCCGGCCTGCGGCCTGGTGCATCGATCAACCAGGGCGAGCGGATCACCAGCGTGACGCTCGCTGACAACAAGATGGCCATCCGATGGACGACGCAATCCGCCGCAGCGTAGAGCGGCAATTCCCCGAGCTGACCGGCGGTTATCACCTGCCCCGCTTCGGCCGCGTGGTGGCGGTACCGGATGCGCCGGCGGCGCCCGGCCTGTGCGACGACTTCCGGCCGCGCTTCGCGGTGGACGTGGAGGTGCTGCTGCCGGACGGCGAGCCCGATCCGGATCTGCCGATTCTTTCCAGCGTGCCGCTGCCGGCGCCGAACGGTGGGCAGGAGGCGGGCTTCTTCGGCTTCGCAGAGGAAGGCACGGTGGTGGTGGTGTGCTTCGCCTATGGCCTGCCCCACAAGCCGTTCATCCAGACCGTGCTGCCGCACGGGCTGGGCCTGCCGCGCGTGCCGAAGGGCGACCAGGTGTGGCAGCACAGCGAGGCCTGCCAGCAGCGCGTGGACGCCGACGGCAACTGGCTGCGCCAGACGGATGGCAAGATCGAGGACAAGGCGGTGGAGCGCCAGGTGGAAGCCCTGGACAACACCGAGCGCTATCAGAACCACACCGTGGAGGTGGACGACCACTCCACCGAATCGGTGGGCGGCATCAAGAAAGTGGAGGCGCTGGGCGCACTCAAGCTGCTATCCGGCGGATCCGCGAGCCTCGCCGCGGTGGACGACCTGCACCAGGCCACCGGGCGCGACCTCAACCTGGTGGTCGGCCAGAAGCTCAACGCCACGATCGGCGGCGACATGCAGGAGCGCATCCAGGGCATCCGCCGCAGCATCGCGCCGAAGACGTGGCTGGGCTCCGAGGGCGTCAACCTGCTCCAGGTGGTGTGCGACCTGCTCGACCTGGTGGAGGCGATGAACACGCAGTTGGCCGGGCACACCCACCAGCCCGGGCCGACGCCGAGCCCGGGTGATGCGAGTGGGTTTACGGCGAAGGCTGGGACAGCGAAGGCGCTGGCAGGGCAGTTGAAGCCGATTACGGCGTGACTATCGCCCCTGGAACCTGACGCCTTCCTGGCTGCCGTATAGCGTGCGCTGGTCAATATATGTAGCACATGCTAGGCAATATTGCCGTTAGCACTATGCTAGAGTGCGTGACGTGAACGACTGTCACGCTGCATGGTGTGACAGGTAACGCGCGTCACGCTCACTGAGTAGGTAGCCATGGCAATCATCCCTGAAGTCGCGAAAGACATTCTGCGCAGGCACTGGAACTTTACTGTTCCCGTCGACCTCGACGGGATGGCTGCGCGTGCTGGGTTCGAGGTGACCTATAGCTACGACCCCAGCATGGTCTGCAGCGGCTCGTGCGAAATGGTGGATGGGCGTGGCCTGATCACCATCAACGGCAATGAGTCGAGAGTGCGTCAGCGCTTTACCCTGGCGCACGAGCTCGCGCACCTCTTCCTTGGCCACGCCAATGGCGGGAAGAAGTTTCGCGACGACCCCAAGATATTCACCAACCCCTATGCCGAAAGCATGCAGGAAGTTGATGCCAACCGGCTTGGGGCTGCACTCCTTATGCCTGCTGACGCGATCGAGCATTTCATCGTGAAGCGAGGCATGACGTCGGTCCAGGATCTGGCGAAGACGTTTGAAGTGTCCCGGGTCGCGATGGAGATCCGCCTTAAAGAACTGAGGTGGATGCGCTAGGGATGCTTCAAGACCCTTCAGCTGACGACTCTGAGACGTCCAGGTATAGCTTGGTTTCGGGTAATACAACGGCGAAACCAGAGCCAAGCACACCGAATCCGCAGCTGGATGGCGAACGTCAGAAGATCCGTCACCGGACCTGGACGTTCTACAGCTCGCTCGTTTGCGTAGCCTTGGGTTACAGCTTTGTAGCGGCACTGTTTGTCGGCTGCATCCAACCGAGCGGCATCATCGCCTCCAAGCTAGACGGCCACAGCTTGCTCATCATGCTCGGCGTCCTGCTGCTGATCCCTACCGCTATCCTGCTGACCCTGATCAAAGAGCGGCCCGGCCATGAAGTCGAGTCCCCGCTGATGATCGTAGGCAAGGAGCTGGTCGAAGTGCTGAAGACCTGGATCGGCTCGAAAGGCAAGTAGCTGGCCAAGGCCACTGTATCCCCCTAGCGCGATCCGCCAGCAGCATTCCCCCCTCTCACTACCAACAAACACGCTCGGCGCCTGCGCGCCGCAAAAAACGTGCGCGCCGCGAAAACCCAGCGCCAAAACGCACTTATCCCCCTCCCGCCGACGGGCTTTGCGTGTGTTTTTAATGCAAACGGAGTGGGTGGTGAAAGGACAGGCGCAGCCCAGCTGCCACGCGGGCCTCGGTGGGTTAGCGTCGATTGCACGCTGTGAAAGGAATTGCAGGGATGTGCAAATCGGTACAGTTGGGAGTGTCCACATAGCGTCCACATAGCGGCGGGACTATGTCATTCGATGACGGGCAATATTCCCTAAAAGCCTGATTCTGCGACGTTTTCTCAGAACAGCCGGCGCTCTTGCTTGGGCTCATAATCCTTTGGTCCACGGTTCGAGTCCGTGTGGGCCCACCACAAAAAACAAAGAGTTAGGTCAGCCTTCAAGCTGGCCTTTTTCTTTTCTAGCCGTAAAAAATAAATTTGAGTACCGTTTTGGGTACCGTTTCGTTTTAACTGCAATTGGCGCAACGAGCATTACCGCTCGCAGATTGACAGCCCCTTAGAGCTCCAATAGCTTGTACTCCCCCCGAAGGGGGACGGGATTGGCGTCCCGGTTCTGAGATTGGGGCTAGGCAGATTTCTAGCTCCATGCATGGCTGTGCCTTTATGGGCAGGCCGTGCGGGGCATCTTCGGATGCGCCGGCCCTCAGACCGGTACGCCAACCCGTGCGGTCTGCTCACCAATTGGCGTTGGTGAGCAGAAACTTTCCGTTCTGAGGACCAACCATGCCCTACTCTACTAGCGACAACAGCCCACTATCCGAGCCCAATGCTGCTGACCAAAACAGCGCACTGGCCGACCGGAACACGCAACGACCGCAGGCCGGCTTCGCCCCACTACTACCCAACGACCCCAGCTGCATACTTGGCTTTCGTAGCGATGCCTCCGCTAGTGAGCTCTATGACGAAGCGTCGCTGCGCCAGCAGGCCGTGCTTGGTTTGCTCGGTGCACTCAGCGGCACGCCCAGTTCGAGTGAGCTCGCAAGCGAACCGCTGAGTGCATGCATCCAAGCGATCCGCTTGTTGTGCAGCGATGCTGCTGCGCTGTATTCCGCAGCCTGGAACAGCGTGCAGCAAGAAGCAGCCTAGTCCGACAGATACACAGCGCGCGGGGCTATTCTCGCGCCTCTTTCGGCGACAGCTCGGATTCGTAACGCTGTACAAACTCGACCAAGCCGAGGCCCAGCACACGGCAGATGTCTCGCAACTGAATAAGGTCAAGCCTGCGCAGGCCACGCTCAATGTCGCTTGCGAACGATTGAGGGCGGCCAAGTGCCTCGGCGAACTGCCCTTGAGTCAGGCCAGACTCGATACGGCATTGTCTAAGCAAGCGCAGCAGCACCAAGTTCTCGTCTCGGTATATCGATTTTTCCACGGAGAAGCATTCCAGCAGTTGACAAAGCTCGAATGTATATCTACCTTACCGATTATCTGAATTACGGATTTTCGGTTATGAGCATCTCTACTATCACACCCTTCATCGCCTTGGACGCCGAGCGATCCGCCCTGCTCGACGCTAAAAAGCACGTTCTCTACCTAAGCTTTGAACGCATCCTTAGCCGCTTCGACTTCGAGCTTTCAGCAGTGCTGAACCATGTAATCGGCTCAGATATTAGTATCCGCTTCGATCCGCTTAGCGGCGCGCCCTACCTGAACTTCAAAGATATTCCGGCCTTTCTGAGCACGATTCGTCCGGCTAAGAGCGCTTACTTTGATCGTTGGAAGATGAGCATGGAGCTCGATTGTTCTGTTCTTTCATTAAAAATGGATCGGGAAGGCCTGCTTTATAAGCCACACCAGCTAAGCATCGAGCTAGTCACGATACTGCTGCCTTACCGGCCTTTTTATTCAAAAGATATAGATGACATGCTGGCTTTTACGCGTGAAGTAGCAGCCTTCTGAAGGTTCATTCCCATGGCAGGGCGCGGCTCACACCGCCGGATAGCCAAGAGATACCTCCTAATGAGCGTCCATGCATGACCTCCAACAAAGCAAAGCAAAGCTTGCCGACCGGCGGCCTTCACAGCCGCGACCTGTCAGTAGGCTACTTCCAGCATGAGGGGCAGACATTCTGGCCACTACGCTTGGTGTGTGAGCAACTGAGCGTCGATTGGCTGCAGGAAAGCGAGAAGCTTCGGTCATCCCGCTTCAAACCCGTGGAGCTGAACGTCCGCCTGCAAGCCAATCGAGGTTCAGCGCTTCATACCTGCCTTGAGCAAGGCGATTTCATTCTGTGGCTGCAAACGCTAGACGCGAGCACTTTGTCGCCTGCCGCCCAGGAAAGCCTGCAGACGCTAAAAAGGCACACGCAACGACCGGAAAGAATAACTGGGCAGACCACACCAGCAAAGCTTCTGTATGCCGTAGTCGTGTATCGACTCCAGCATTTTCCCGAGCCGTGGTCTGGACTGCTGGACGTCATAGAACGGGAGTTTGCTACGAGCTACGGCACCGCCTTGAAGGTGGTGGATGCCGAAGACATCCCACGCGCATTAGATGTGCTTTGCACCATCCTCTCCACTTTAGAGAAAGTCGAACCCACGACTGCGTATGCGCGCCTAGACATGACGATCTCACGCCTTGTCGCCACCATCGGCCAGGGGCATCGGAAAACGGGCAACCGTGATATTGCGGAGCTAATGAGCGCCATCGAACAATCGCGCATCGAGGAAGGCCAGGATGAATGAACTAAACGCACTGACTGACCTGCTCTACGGACCAGGCCAGCCCATGGCGGGCAGTGAGATGTCGGACGAAGACGCCATCGCTTATGCACGGAACCACTTCACGCATGGCGGTTATTGCATTGTACGCGAGTGGATCTGGATCGACCTTGATGTCAGTGAGGAACTGCGCGCTGCGCTAGCGAAGACGCAGCGCCAACCGGTGTTGCTGTATGCACACAACGTCGTCTTCGATATTAAATGCCGCTGGGATGTCGGCGACTTCGTCCGCACCTCACCGCTACATGCTTTCGAAGAAGACTTTCATTTTAAAACGCTCAACACCACGTACTTGCTTCTCGGTAACGGTATACGCAAGCGCGCAAATGCGGAAACCGTAGCTCGGATTTTCTAACTACACTGCGGGCTCAACCAAGATGCGGATTCACCTGCTGTCCGATCTGCACAACGAGTTTGACACCTACATACCTTCAGTAGTCGATGCCGATATCGTGATTCTTGCAGGTGATATTGATGTGAAGGCGCGAGGAGTCGAGTGGGCCAAACAGGCCTTTCATATTCCTGTTCTTTACGTGCTCGGCAATCACGAGTACTACCGCGGCCACATGCCACGCACGCTGGAGAAGATGCGTAGCGCCTGCCGGGCGACCCATGTGCAGGTGTTGGAACGCGACGCTGTTGAAATAGGTGGCACTCGTTTCTTAGGTGCAACGATGTGGACTGATTTTAGCGCTACAAGTAACAAACCTCTGGCGGCGGTTACTGCACAAAGCTTGATGAACGATTACCACCAGATTCGTGCAGGGGGGAATTTCCGACGCATAAAGCCCGGCGACCTCGCTGCAGAAGCGTTAAAAACACGAGATTGGCTTTTGAACAACCTAGCCGAGCCGTTTTCAGGGCCAACGGTCGTGATAACGCACCACGCGCCGCTTCTGCGCTCCTTAGCGGAAAGCCCGCATGCAAGCAGTCATCTTGATGCTGCGTATGCAAATGAGTGGACTGATCTGATGGGCGACGAGCGAGTGGCACTGTGGGTACACGGCCACTCCCATACCGCCGTTGACTATCACGAAGCGGGAACACGGATCGTCTGCAACCCAAGGGGATACCCTAACGAGAATACCGGCTTCGATCCAGGTCAAATCATTCATCTATGAGGGCAACGATGCGTTCAGTGCCCTCCCGCTGCCATGCAGCTGTCGCATAGGGCCCTAGCATACCGTTTCAGCCAAGCGGTCACGGCTACCGACGCCCGTATTGAGGTCCGCTGCTGCTTGGGCGTCGCAGACAGCCATATCAGAGCTGACCCCATGAGGACGGTTTACAGATGGACAACCGATTGGAAAAACGAGCATCTATCGAAGGGCAAGTGCCGCGGGACCTCCATGCCTAGGAAATGCCTAAGAAACGAGCGATACACAATGAACAACATAGGAGCCCACATGGAATTTACATCCGCACCAATCTTAGGAGACATACTCGAAGCCATTACAGACTGGGCCGCACAGAAAAGCGCAGAACAACACAGAAAAGAATTCAAAAATATTGTGAAGACGCAATTCAAGGACACGCTCGGTGCTGACTTTGGAGACGTACCGCTGACAATGGCAGAGACTGCTTTCAATGAGCTTTGCTTCATCCTCGCCCACGCACCGCCAACCACCAACCCGACATCGGCTATCAATTTTGAAACCATCTGCACTCAGCTCGTAAACACAATCGGGTTCGGAGCAAAGCGCGCGAGCAAAGCTGATGTCGTGGCTGCGATGAACGCGCTGGAGCTTATGCGGCTTAAAGAAGGCATGTAACACAGGCAGCAAAGCGCCTCAGCAAAACCGTTGCTCGATTTTTTCCTTCAGGACACGACGATGCGCCGAGTATCCCTTTATGCCGCCGGGCAATTGCAAAAGGCTTTCGACTTACAGTTCAGCGAGCCTGTCACAGCCTATCTCACCGGCGCCTGCATCGCAGTATGCTGCTGCGTAGGCGTTACACATCGGCATGCCAAAGCAGACCCGGATTCAGGCCGGTTTGGCGACGGGCATCTTATCCGGACATCAGACATCGTCCGGATAGAGCGAGAGCACTCGTTTTGGACTCTTCGTACCTTCAGTGGGAGTTTCTACGTCGTCGTGTCATTTCACTCACAAGGCGGATATCAATCTCTGCTGGAATTTCAACGGATTATCCCGCAATGCGTTCACCCAACCCCGGCACGATTGCATTAAATTTTCAAGGGAACGCCATAGGCTTGGAAGTCATTTGCCCGGAATCGACATACTAGTGCTTGCGAAGGTGGCTCATGAACGACAAGGCTTCGGCGAATCCAAGACGACTCAGATCGTTTTTGTGTGACGTATGCCGTGGCAGCAACCGTGTCGAGGGATACGGCTCGCAATTTGGTGTGCTGCGCGCCAGCTGGGGATACGGCTCAAGGCATGACGGCGAGAAATATGAAGTGCACCTCTGCGAGTTCTGCTTCTTCAGGACCCTCTCAGGCCTGCGTAGAGAACGAATGGTGAATACCATGTTCGATGAGGAGACGAAAGATTTGAGGAACTTCGGACTCATAGCTCGCGATGACTATTTCAACGACATTTGTTGATGACGCTGATAGCCCACCGTCTACCGAACTGTCCGCCAGCGAATCAGCCCATAAGCTATGACGAAGACTCCCGAGATATTCGGCGCCTGCGACACGATCATCATGTCGCACCAGGCAATTACGGCACTCTCCGAGTGCGACAGCACACCCATGTGACACGACTGGCGTGTGACATGCACCCCGTGCAATACGTTGCTCATACCGCACAACACCACTGCAGCAGCCGTGGCGTGTGACGGTGCGAGACTGCGACACTCCGGCCATGTCGCATAGATCCTGTGACACACCGCGCGTGCGGCAGCGAGAGAATACTGCCGAGGTATAACATGCGGCTCTAGTCTAGCATCGCGGAGATGCTAGGCTCACGGAGGCAGGGCCATTACAGGCACTGGTGAAGCCCGTAGTGGCGCTACGGAGCGCCATCACCGTCGTTCTGAGCGCCACCAATGGCAGCGACAGTGCCACAACTGGCACTAGTTTTTTCGGTTATACTTGCTGTAAAATCCTTATAAATCAAGATCTTAGTCAATAATTCCATAACTAAATAAATTCGCTTGGCCAGGTTTTAGCTTGACTATTTATTTGCCACCTTTTAGATGCTCGCCTTGGCATTGCCTGCTCGTCCATTCGGGGCTCCAACGCTAGCTGCTTTACTTGATGACACATGCGGGGCGGGCAAAATTTCCGGATGCGGCAGCCCGCGTTTCTTTGTCAATCGCTGTTTCGGCCAGGCAACGCCTGGCGGCTAAGATTTGACAACAAACATAGCGGGGGCGTACTTGAAGCAGCCGACAGGCGTTCCTTCGAGTACGCCCCCGCGCCCCATACTTGAAACCTTCAAGTATGGGGCAGTTGAGCATTTTGGGCGTTTGCAGGTAAGCGAAACGAATGTGGAGCGAGACCGAGCAATAAGACCAAAATGATCAACTGCCTTCGCGAAGCGGCTGCCATTGTTGTCAAAAAAGGCAGCTTTCTTCATTTGCCGCAGGTAAATGGCTAGCTCCAATTTCGATGCTATGCATGGCTACCTCTGCTAAAGCAGAAGAAGCCTGCTCACGTCCGCTTCCTCTACGGGATGCGCGACGTTTCTATGCAACGGCCGCCGCTTGGTCACCTCCCATTTTGCTAACCCACCACTTCATATGTCAGGAAGTACGCACCTCTCTGGCTGACAAACACTCCGCAGCGCCATCCCTGTACCAGCCTTCTCGATGACTGAATTACTCACGAAATCGGTCGGTCCTTAGTTTTCTCCCTCCGTGCCCAAGCGGTAGACTGAGACACACAAAGCAGTTTCGTTCTCCGAAGGTTACCCATGTCCAAACTCGCCGAATTCAAAGCTCTAGAAGCCCAGCTCGCAGCCCAGCTCAAGCAGCTTGATGCTCTTAAGAATGACGACAAACTCAAGCGCGAAATCGAGTTCGAGGAAAAACTCCGCAATTTGATGGGGCAATATGACGTAGGCCTGCGCGAAATTATTTCAATATTGGATCCGCAGCCCAGCCGCACCAGCTTCAGCGCCACCCCGACGTCTCAAGCGCCTCGTCGGCAGCGCCAAGTTAAGGTTTACAAAAACCCAGAAACTGGAGAGGTGGTAGAGACGAAGGGTGGCAATCATAAGATTTTGAAAGCTTGGAAAGAAAAGCACGGCGCCGAAAAGGTAGAGGGTTGGCTTCAGTAAGCTATCCGACCAACACAAGAGCCAGGCACTGCCTGGCTTTTTCTTTACGCTTTCAGCGGTCAACGGATGCAAGCGATCGCACTACAACCAGTACCTGGAATTCATCGGTCCTCGCATGCACTCGCCTAGTTGCACCGCACCACCCACAACTGATCCAGCCTGGTCGTGAAACTTTGGCTCATCATCTCCCGTCGCATGCCCCAGTCCGGCGCGGTGGTTACGCGGCCGGGCCGGAGGGTATTGCGGCCCCACTTGGCGTTGATTGCATCGAGCACGCCCATAACGCGCTCCGACGCGGCGGGCTGGGTTTGGGCGAATAGATCGTCGGTGTACTCGCCGCGCTGGCAGAGGTCCATCAGCAGGACCTCTGCCTTGCTGAACGAAAAGCCATCGCGATAGATGTGTTCCAACCCAGCGATCGCCGCCCGGATGATGTAGCGGGTGTCGTTGGTGGGATACGGCAGCTCACACACGACGCCTTTCGCGAACTTGGGCTCGTCGGGATTAAACATGCCGGTACGGATGCTGATTCGGACGCGCTTGCACATGGACTGCTGTGCCCTCAGCTTCTCGCTGGCCCGAGCGGCATATGCCGCCACTGCGTCCTTGATTGGCTCAAGCTCGCGCAGGCGCTTGCCGAACATCCGCGAGCAGCAGATCTCCTGTTTGGGTGACGCGACCTCCTCCAGATCGAGGCACGGCGTCCCGCGCAGTTCGCGTGCGGTTTTCTCGATGACCACGCTGAATTTTTTGCGCAGGGTCCAGGCATCCGCGCTAGCTAGATCCCAAGCAGTACGTATGCCCAACCTGTTCAGGTGCTCGGACATCCGGCGACCGACACCCCACACATCGCCGACGTCAGTCACGCGCAGCACCTTGTCGCGCCGCACCGGGTCGAGAAGGTCCACTACCCCACCCGTCTGCTTCTGCCAGCGCTTCGCTGAATGGTTCGCCAACTTGGCGAGCGTCTTGGTCCCCCCAATGCCCACCCCGACCGGGATACCTGTGCTGCGCAGTACCTCAGCGCGGATCCGCCTGCCGAGCACTTCGACGTCTGGCACACCGGTAAGGTCGGCAAACGACTCGTCGATTGAGTACACCTCAACCGCAGGCACCAGGCTCTCGATGACCGTCAT